TTATACTTTTCTTTTTTGTCTAATTAATGAAGTTACAACTCCAAGAATTAAAACTGTATCTTCATCATCCAATTGAATTGCGTTTTTATATTTTGGATTTAAAGGAATCAATTTTTTATGAACTTGATCGTAACGTCTAAAATTCATCTAAAATTCATCTAAAATCAAATAGCTGTCAAATAAAAAAAGTGATCAATTAGATCACTTTAAAATTATTTACTTTTAAAATTAGGCAACCCAAATTTCCATAGTAGGATCAAAATAATAACAACTGCAATTGTTATAATTATAGTAGAATTGAATGAAGGTCCGAAACTTTTATTTTGTTTATTCTTATTAATTTTCGATTTCGATTCCTCAACTTTATTTTGATTCACTTCGTTTTTGCGAATATCTGAACTCTCTTTAAGAATTTTATCTACTTTATTATTCGCAGTTGAATCTTTTTTATTTGTTTCAGTTTTCTGATTGATAGATCCTTTCCCTTTAGCTGTAAATCCATTTTCAGTAAACTTAAATTCGAATTCATCATCATTAGATAGTCCATTAAAAGAAATATCTAACTTCTGCTTAAAATCGCTCCATTGGCTTTGTAAAGAGTTGTCAATTTTACTCAGTTTATCAATTTTCGCAATTGAATCAAATTTATTTATTTGGAGTTCTTCTTTTGAAAAACTTTCCTTGTGCTTTTCAACAACTGATTTAGATGTTCGACAGCCGTAAAAGGAAACAAGTAACAACAGCGCGATAAACATTGTTGTTGCTGAAGTTATTTTTCGATGATTAAAACCATTTTTCATAACGCATAGTTCTATTAATTCTATCTTGTAATCCATTCGTTCCGCCATTGACCTTTTTGGTCAATTTAACAACGTCAGTTACATTCCAAAGGTTATTTGTGTCAAAGAAAAAGATCGCACTTTCAATGTAGAATTTTTGATAAACTAAATCAGGATCAAGCATAATTTCATTTGACTTACAAAGTCCTTTTTCAAGCAGCCAATTTTCGAATGCTTTATAATTGCTTCTTCCTGTTAATTGAATTGCTCCACGTCCTCTAAAGTAATATCCATCATTCGCATTTTTATTTCCCATGCGACTTCCGTAAACTCTATTACCAATATCAATAGGTTTACCTGCGTATCTATTTACATTTGTTAGATTAAAATATTTAGGAAACACTTGAAGTAAGCGACTTGCAGAATAGTTTAAGTTTTCTTCTTTCAAAGTCAAGTCAGCACTTTCATGACAAACTTGCCCAAAGAATTGAGCAGGATGTTTAATCTTGAAAACTTCAACTATTTTTTTTGCTGTGACAGGTCCAAACTTTCCGTCTGCATCCAATCCGTATTTTTTTTGAAAATCTATAAGCATAACTACAATATTTCTTTTTGACGTTTTAATTTATTTACTTCGACTATTCGTTGTTCTTCTTGGCTAAAGCTATACATAGGGTTAGACTTTAATTGTAGCGTTAATAATCGATGAAAAGGGATAATGAATACTTTAGAAAATGTTGAAGTCTTATCAATTGCAATAGCATTTTCGAGTATAGAAGTTAATTCGATGTAAATCATTAGAATAATTACTCCATTTTGCAACCAATTCGAATAATCTTTGAAGAATTGATTAGACTGATCAAATCTCATTAGATTTAAAATAAATATTACAACAATAATTGCTGAGCAGTATTGAATGATTTTCTTAACTGTTTTCCGAAAAGCTTCTGAACTTCGATTTACTTTCAAAAATTTAGCTTTCATAAAGCCAGTCATAAAGTCCATTGCCATTAAAAAAGTTAAGGCGACGAATAATATCCAATCAGGATAAATAAAAATTTGATTCATTGTTACATTGTTAAATAAGGCGCTAACAATGTTTTGTAAAACTAAATCAACGAAGTGGGGTTATTGTAGTGATTTTTGAAAAGATAATACTTAGTTACTGCTCAGCTTCTATGTTGAATCCTTCAATAATTTCATTACTTGATTCTGTAATATGGTCAACTAATTCGCCTAAATTTTCAATAGGTTTGATCGCTTTAAAATCTAATTGTCCAATTTCTGCTAAATAACTTCCTGATAGAATCTTATCACTTAACGCATCTAATCGACACAAGTTAAACGAAATTGCCTTTGGTTTCTGACTTTCTTCATAATTAAATGAATAAGTTGCTTTATAAGTTTCTGAGATAATTTCTGAAAGAATCTCAGTTGTAGAGCGTTGCTCTAATTTGAATTGATTTGTCATTATTTGATATAATTTAAGTTTTGTGTTTCTACTATTTTTCCATTTTGTATATAATATACGGTTGCGTATAGTTCAAAAGTTTGACTTCCATTAGGTGAATCTCGAATTGAAAAAACTCCATCCATTGCACGAAAATACCATCCATCTGTAATATTGTTAGTTCGAGAATCACTTGTTACTTTATAACCAACATAGTTAGCATATTGAGCATTATTCGGATGTGTACCGTTGTAATAGTCCCAACAAACATATATATTATTATAGCTGTAGCTATAAACCCAATACATATAATTAAAATACTCATCAGGATTATGTCTTACAGAACTTACAGACACATTGCTTTCAATAAAAGATCTTAAACTTGACTGAACAGTGTTGTAATCTCTTGTTACAATATTAGTTTTCAATAAAGTCACTCTTGACCAACTTTCAGATGTATAATTAACAGGTACTAATCCACGTACAGAATCTAATTGAAACAATGGTGCACCAGATTCATTGTACATATTAAAAATCCATTTAGAGCCGTCATATCCACGTTCAAAACCTAAAATTCCATTGCTATGGTAACCACGTTCAAACCCGCCGTGAGACATTATCCAACGTGCGCGATATCTATTATTGAAATCGGCTCCTGCAAAAAGAAAAATTGAATCGTCACCATTATCTCTAATACCTGAAAGCCCTCCTGTTCCTGTCGTTCCTTGACCAACCAGCGCAACACCTGTTGCAACCACGTTGTTATCTACCGTAGTTCCTAAGAAACTTGTGATCTTATTAATACGTTCAATTGTTGCATTTACCTGACTAATTGCTGAAGTATTTGCAGTGACACCTAATCGTAATTTATCATTAACAGCTACTACAAGCGTAATATTCTGATCATAATACGCTTTGAATTTTGTACGGAAAACATCGCCTACTATTGGACTATCTATTGAAAGACTAACTAATAAAGGTGTAATATAATTGTATAAATCATTATAAGAATTCATATAGTCAGTTGTCGATATTCCATTGTTTATTGCTAAAGCATAATTACTCGTATATTCAGATTTTATTCTATTCCATTCATTGCTTACTTGTTGTTTTTCTGAAGGAGAAAGAATATTATCATTAGCTATAGATGTTAGTTGCGTTAATGCTTGTTCTGCTTTTACTTTTACATCATTTATTGCACTATCCACATCCTCAGGCGCTGGAGTCCAATCAGTCGCTTTGTTGCCTTTTTCGAGTTTAACCATACGAACCGCTAACAAACAGTTTTGCCCATCAATAGTTCCCTTGTGGTCAAATCTTATTGCCCCTTGTTGGTCAGGATTAGAAAGCGTTGTGAATTTCCATTCTTTTTTTACCCAAGTATTATATGTTGCCTCAATGCCTGAAATAGATCTGTGTTCACCAACATCGCTTACGAAATAAGCCATTGACGGCTTAAAGTTACCTGAAGTAAGATATTCCCAAGTAAGTATGTATTCGGTATTTGGCTCTAATTTTCCATTTGATATATCATAATAAATATAAGATTCAGGATACATTTCTGCCCTGAAAACATTTCTTTGGTCTTTCGAATTTAAAATCAAGTTCCTACCACCAATTTGGATAGAATCTTTCACTTGATTAAAAGCAGGAGAATCTGACGTAAAGGTTATCTTACCGCTAATCTCACCTGTATCAAGGTCAAAATAAGTGCCGCCACCACTCGATTCAATTCGCCCTGTTTTTATAAATCTTCCTGAAACAGTTGTAAATCCATACATCAATGAGATTTCGCGCGCCTTTACATCTTCCGAATAAGAGTTAATTATTCCAATTAAGAAATAATAAAAATTCCCTTGATCAACTACGTACTGCGTTTCCGTGATTTCAATTACACCTATATTATTTGATTTGTTGCATTTTGCGTATAAATAATAAGGCTTATTCGCTTCTAAATCCTTTAGTCCTCCTTGTATTTGCCAATCAACTATTTTATCAGAAATAGCAAAATGAACAAGTTTGCAAGTAGACCATCTTATTTTATTTGGATTACCTTCAAAATTAGGTTCGAAAAATGAATCGATAAGGTTAAATTGCATTGACTTAGCGCCGACTTGCAGGTGAGTTGTTTCGATTGAGTTTGGTTTAATTTTATCCGTATAATAATCACCTTCAACATCAAAAACCATATTTAAAACCTCTTGAGCATCTTTCCAATTACGGCGAGCTTTCGCAGGATCATTTAGATTATTTAGTTTTATAATGTTTTTAATCGTATTTATTTCTCCTGGAATAGTCCCACTTAAAAAGTTTGTAACTTTTGAATCTGAAAGCGTTAATTTATAATCAAATGGATTTTTTAAATCTCTTTCAATTGATTTAATTCTGATATAGCGATTAATATCAAAATCTTCATCAATAACTTTGATAAAATCACCTATTAAAAAGAATTGCGTTACAGTATCATTCAAGATTCTTTGAAGATGTAAAGTGTCAACATCAAGTAAGTATTGAATGTTCGGTTCAAGCTTATCCGATAAATATTCATCAGCTTTATCAAACAATTCAGCTTCTGCGTTATCGATATATGTTTGTGGCATTTGAATATCCAAAATAACATACTCATCGCCAATGCCAATTCTGAACGCATCACTATCTTTTGAAGGAAATTCATATCCATTTTCATCTGCAAATTTTACAATGTGAAATTCTTTTGTTTCGTGATTGTAGTCGTGAATTTCTAATTCATAACCTGCTAAATCTCCTGTATTAAAATGAATTTTTGCATTTACTCCATTTAAAAGATATTTGGTCCCGTTTTCATCTTTTTCTTTTAAATCAAAATCCATTGACGAATCAGAAAATTTATAAACCGAATCAGAATTTATAGAAGTTACTTTTCCTTTACGTCTTGGATAAATATCATCAAAGATTTTAGTAGATTCGTAAATCCCATATTTAGCTACTGCTTGAGTATTTTCAATATAAGAATTTGGTTTATTTTTATCTTTTAAAACTAATCGATTAGCACGGTAATCAGTTCCTAAGTTTTTATCTGAACCATAAACTTTTAAACGAGTAACAATATCGCTTGCATCAACTTTTTCTCTAGTTAACGTGTAAAGTCCTTTTTGAAATCCTACTTTAAACTCAAGAGAAATCTCTTCTCCAATCTGTTTAAAGTTTAGAATATTAACTCCGTTATTATCTGTTTTAATGATAAAATCAGTATCGTATTCATCGCATAACATTTGTAAGGCAGCCAAACAATTTTCTTCTTCTGAGAAAGTTATTGTTTTCGTTTCTGTTTCAGCTGGAATTTCACCTAAAACCCATTTACCAGGAAAAACACGATTAATATTTTCAATTAAAATAGTAGCGAATAATTCTAAATCCGCTGTTAAAGTTTCTCCATAAATCGCTGAGCCTGTTGTATCAATATTTACATCATAAGAAGCACGACGCAAGTCAAACATTACACCTTCAAAAGTTATTGAAAATTGAAAATCGTTTGAACTATTTTTGAAGTATCGCGGAATTTGATTTAACGTGTATTTTTGACCTAAATAATGAAACGAATCGCCAATAGTAAAATTGATAAATTCACGGCTTGAAAGTTCAACATTAATAACATCATTACTTCTTAATTCAGTTGATTGGATGATTGATGAGACAAACACTCCTTTATTTCTATCTTCTAAAAGATAGTCAACATTGTCTGAGCGCTTAACTAAAATCTGTTCCATAAAATATCTGCATTTGAGTTAAACAATGTGATTGAATCTAAATCACCTAAAATCATTGGGTAAAATACACCTGTAGTTAAATAAGTATGAGAATAAATCTCAGTACCTGGAGAGGTATACTGTTCGGTTCCGTCTCCCCAATTAATTACTAAAACCTTTTTAGATTTTAAAGTAATACTTGTTGTTTTTTGAGTTGATTTCAAAATACGCTTAACAGGCATATTTTCAATCAATTTTAATTTGAATGTACCAACTGCATTAGTATCATCATAATTCAATTTATTTTCCGCTGTATCTTGGCGAAAAACTTGATATTCCATTCTTAAATCACCAGCAATAACTGATAATCTGCGAGATCCTTTTTGATCCAAAACATTATAGAAATCATTGTATTTTTCAATACATTCTTTCAATGAATTAGCAGGAATAAAGCAATCAATTGTAATCGATTTAGAATTGTGATATCGTGATTGCAAATCGATATCATAACCGTGTTCATCACTCCAATCTTTCTTTTGATTTTCTTTTATAGAAGCTTTATCAAATAAGTTTGAAGAATCTGAAACATAAACATTGTAATTTTTAAAGGGTATTTGATCAAGTAAATAAATTACAGGAATCATCTATACGTTTTAAAATCTTTGTTTGAAATTTTCACATAACTATCATCGTTACTTTTATAAGTAACTTTAGCACCTTTATAGCAATTCACTCGAACGTTGGCCTTATCGCTCGCTTCGATTTCTAACTGAACATTGTCGAAAATATCAATCATTACAAACGCGCTATCCCTAACAACTAATCGAGCTTTCGAGTTATCGCGTAAATACATCTGAGTAACTGAAAATTCATCAGCTAAATAGTTTAATCTTGAATCACCAAGACAAACTATTTCTCTTTGGTTATGTAAATCAATCGAATCATCAAGATAAATTCCTTTATGCTCCATTTTTCCTTTTAAATTTCTTCGCATAAAATCATTTGAAATAAATTCTGACGAAAAAGAAAAATCAATCCCTTTGATATACATATCAAGTAATTCATCTAAAGTTTGAGCGTTTTCCATTTTAACCGCCCATTCTTCGCATATTTCGTTTTGCTTTGCTCTTTTTAGAGCTTCTATTTTTATATCTTTAAAATCCATATGATCTGTTGTTATCTTTGTTACTCTGCATAAATGCATACATTTTATCTAAAATTACATTTGCATTCTTTGTATTAAAATCAATATTCACTAATCTGTCTAAACTTTGAAGTAAAATTCTATTTGTATCAATTCTTGTTTTGTTTGCCTCTACGATAAGTAACCTCATCGCATTAACTTGTCCAGCAATAATAGAAGCAGTTTCTTCTGAAACTCCTTTTATTGCGCCTGAAAGAGAGTTTTCGTTTGGATCTACTAAATCCTTAAACAAGTCAGAATATTGCTCTAATGCTCCTTGAAAGTTTTGAGAAATCTCTTTTATCCTATCTCTAAAATCTTGCTGTTCCTCTGGAGATAATCCGTTCCAACCTTTCTCGTCGACTCCCATATCTTTCTCAAGTTGGTCTAATGCCTTTTTAAGTTCTTCCTCAATAAATCTCTTTTTAAGTTGATTTAAGACAGCGTTTTTCAAAACATCATTCGCAACCTTTTCGAAAGATTTTGCTGCATCTTCTCCTTTACCGAATGCCTCGGCTAACGCGTCGCCCAAAGTAGATGCTAATTCTTTTGCAGATGTTTGTAAAATATCATTTGCGATATTCTCTTGTATTTCTATGATTTGTCTATCGATACTTGAGATCGCATCTTTCCATTCGTTGATTTTATTTCTATCAGTTTTCTTTTTCTTTTCTTCATTTTTGATCATTTGCTCCATTAAAACCTTTTGCTCTTCAAGATTTTTAATCTGATCTTTCTGCATAGAATATTCTTTTCCTCCTAATGCTCTTTCGATAGAAAAACTTAACTCATCATAGGCTCTTTTTAATTCTTTAACAGCCTCTTGTTGTTTCTTGATTCTCTTTTCTAAACGCTTATCTTTAGAACCTCCGATAATTTTAGCAACCTCAACAACGACTTGTGCAATACCCGCAACCATTTGCGCCCAATCACCCTTAAAGTATCCTTGAATAGCATTTCCTACACCGTTCATAATATTTTGTGCGGATTGAATGGTTTGTTTTACAGAGTCATCTATATTACCTCCAAAAGCCTCAATTGCCTGATCTGCCATATCAATTGCTTGTTTTAAGGTATCAAAGTAGTTGTTCATTCCACCAATCAACATTCCAACTCCTTCAAGCTTATCTTCGGAATCTTCACTATTAAATAACTTGTCCCAACCTTCCGAAATACCTTTCCATGGTTTAGCCTTTTTTACTTCATCTTTTACTTTTCTAATTTGTTCAATAATAACTTTGAAATCTTCTTCATTTAACAACAATCCCATATTAGGATCCTTTTGCATTTGTTCTAAATCTTTGATAATTTTTTCAAGAGATTCAATAGTCATTTTATCCAAGTCCTTAGTCATTAATTTCATATAAGACTCTGAACTTTTCATTTGCTCTAATGCAATTTTTGATAAAGATTTCTTTTTCTGTCTTTCAATCTCATTTTCAGTTGCTATACTCTGAGCTAACATTTGATCTAACTTAGATTGATTAGCTTGAAGCTCTTTGTTATTTTGAATTTTAACCCTTTCCTCTCTAACTGTTTTCAAGTTATTTTCAAACTCATCTTCTATTGTCTTTTTTTGTGCATTGAAATCTTGATAGTTTTTTAGTAAAAGATTATAATCAGCATTATTTGTAGGTGTATTTTTCAACTCCTTTTCTCGGTTCTTTTCACTTTGTTCAATAGCGTTTTGAGTAATTAAGATTTGTTTACGAATTTGAAGGATTTTTTCTTCGATTTGAACTTTTTTATCAGCGTTCTCTGGTAATGAATTATCTAAAGAATTTGATTCATTTAACAATCTGTCTACCTCATCGTTTGCATTAAGTATCTTGTTCTTAAGTAAGAATAATTGTTCATCAAACTTTTTATTGATTGTATCCAAAGGCGTGTATTCCTCTGTCAGAGTCTTAATTAAATCTTTTACAGCATCATCTGCCTTTTTGATATTCTCAATCTCCTTTTCATCAAGAAACTTTAATTTATCGATACTGATTTGGTCGGTATTTCCTTGAAGTTTTAATTTTTCTTCTTGAATTTTACCGAGAACTTCTAAAAGATTTTCAGATTCAGAAATAGAGTTTTCAATCCCTTCTTTGAATTTATCAAACGCATTAAAACCAATCGTTTTGAATAACTCATCATTGATAAACTGCAATTGTTTTACTTGCAATGCCGATTTGTTAGAAGTGTTTACTAATTGTTTTTGCAGTCTTCTTAAAAATTCCTCGTAAGTAGCTCCACTTTTAGAAAGTGTTTCGTATTGGATTTTTCCAGAGGTTTTTATAACCAAATCATCTGAATTCATATAATCGACAAAACGCTCATAATCTTCCTTTACAGATTCGATTTGCTTCTTGTATATCTCAAATGGATCATCGGATTTTTTAGGAGTTTTTGGTTTAGGAGATTTAGTTTTAGAAGCTACGTTATTATATTTCTTTAAAGCATTTGTAGTCCCATCAATAATAGTTCTTAATGCTTTGATTTTTTCAAAATTCTTTGGGTCATTTAAATCTAAATTATCTAAAGTAAACTGAGCTTCTTTTTGATATTTATCATAATAAGCTTTATTTTTAATCTCAGGAATTGCCGTACCTCCCATTTCAGCATTAATTGCAGAGAATTGTTTTTTTGCTTCGTCTAATTGAATTAATAATGGATTGATATTTACAGATTGTAAAGCAACTTTAAAAACATTTGCAGCATCAGTATTGTCTTTAATTAATGGATTTGTTGATTTTACACCAAAATTTAAATTTTCATTCTCAGAAATAGCTTCTTCTATTTTTTTAATTTCATTTTCCCAATACTGCGCTCGATCTCTTAAAGGTAAATTTGCAAGTTGTTGTTCTTGCTTTATTTTATTGATTTTTTCAATCTGTTTATTGTAATTAATTTCAATTACTTCCAGCTGTTTTTTTAATTCTGTTGTAGATTCTTTAATTTCACTCGTCCTGTATGAATTTCTTTTTTGAGCTTCTTCTCTTTCATATAACTCTTTATTGATTTTATTCCTTTCATTTTCTAGTTTTATCAACTCTTGCTGTTGAGCTAATACACCTTGATCATCCATTGCAAGATTTAAAAGCTTTTTTAAATCAATTAAATCCATAGTCATAATTTGCTCTTGACTAAGATTTTCAAATCCTTTAAGTTTAAGTAATTGCAATGCTTTATAAGCTTCAATTTGCTGATAAACAGTTGCTGTCTCGTCTTTTAAAATATTAATATACTCCTCAGCTTTTTGTTTAGTTTCATCAAGTTTAGACTTTACTTCTTCTTGGGTTTTATTATAAGCTTCTTGCGCCTTTTCAGCAGCAGTAGTTGTATCTCTTAAAAGAAAATAAGCAGCTATTAAACCTCCAACTACAGCAGTTACAGCAACAATGGGATTCGCTAACATGGTTGCGTTCAAAAAAGCTTGCCATGTTGCAGCGGCTTTTGCAGACAAAGCTTGAGCATGCTGTGCCAAAGTTAATCTTGCAGTTGAAGCAGTATTTAAATTTTTAGTAGCTACAGAAACAGCGTCTTGAGCATTTGATACAGCTGTTTGTGCTATCTTAGTTCTTTGAGATTGATTACCTAAATTTTGTTGTGCATTATAAAATGTCTGTGATGCAGCCAAAGAGGATTTTCGTGAAACTTCTGCAGCTTCTTGAGTTGCAATAACAGCGTTTTGTGCTTTCTCAACATTTCTCTGAGCGATTTTAATTTCCCTTGCAGTACCAGTTGCTTGAATACTTCTTAATTCGGCTTGCCCTAATGCCAATTGTACTTGCGCTGTCTGCGCTAATTGAGTTCTTTCAATAGCTAAAGCAACAGCTTTTTGTTTTTTAATAGCTAAAGATGATACCTCGGCTCGCATTGAAGTTAAAATAGCTTGGTTATTTACTAATTCAGCTTCGGCACTTGCTAAAGTTGCTTGTGCTTGACGTTGAGTTACTGCTAATCTTCCAAGTTGCATTTTTTCAGAAATTGATAGATTCGCTATTTCATTTGCAACCGTTTTAGCTCTTGCAGATTCTATTGCAGAAACAGTTAATAAAGCCACTTTATAAGCTCCTAATGTTCCGATTAAGACACCTAAAGTTTTACCAATTGCTTCATAATTCTCAACGACACTCGAAGCGCCTCCAATAACAGAAGTAACAAAACCCTGAGAATCTTTACCGATTTCGTTAAACATAACATCAACTGCATCCTTTAACTGCTCGATTTGTCCTGCAACAGATTTTGATTGCGCTTCCATTAAACCTCCGAACATTGAACCTGATGCAGTAAGATTGTCTATTACTTTTTGAACTTCTGGAAAACCTACTTTACCAGCTTCAACTAATCCTTTTACCTCGTTTTTAGAAACTCCTAAAATTTTTGCAAGCTCGTCCATCATCGGAATACCACGACCTAAGAATTGATTTAAATCTTGTGTATAAAGTCGACCTTGCGTCATTGTTGTACCATACAGATAAGCAATATCTTTCAAAGGAATTCCAACCCCTGAAGCGATATCTCCAAGCTTTCGCATTGTATCTAAAGCAGTATCGGCACTTTCTCCATAAGCTAAGAGCATTTTAGTAGCTTCTGAAGTGGACTGCAATCCAAAAGGAGTTGTTGCTGCAAATGTTACAATTTCTTGCATTAAAGAATCTGCTTTCTCCTTGCTACCTAGCATAGTTGTAAAAGCAATTTCCAACTGCTCAAATTCCCCTCTAACTTTTACAAGTTGAGAAACAAATTGAGTTGCATAATCAACTGTTAAAAAAGCCGCTACTCCTTTTGTAAGTGTATTAACAGCTCCTGTCGACTGATTAAAATGATTCTGTAAATGAATATTAAAATCTTCTACACCTTTATTTGATTGTCGAAGTGCATTTAAAAATTTTTGATTATCTAAATCTTGGGTAAATCCTAATCTTCCGTTATTTATATCCATTAGCTTTGAAACATTTTAAGAATGTCGTCTGCATTCTGTTCTGTTATTTTTACTGCTTTTTTTGTTTGGGTATTTGTATTTTCGTCGTCATCATAATCGTAAGAAGGTAAATCTGCCATCAAACGAATTACTTTTGACCAGGGGATTTGGTTTTCTAAATAATCAAGTGTCCAACTGAAATGCGCACAAATAGAAGCCCTTGTTCCGTAAGTACTTTTCATTCCTTTTACTCTACTTCGTTCGGACTTATCGTCATCTTTATCGATGCTAATCGAGTAGAGTGCATAAAATTTGCGAGATCTTGTGATTTAAGAATCTCATTTAAGATTTCAAATAGTTTTGCTGGTGTAAGAGAATTGTAAAGAATGTTTGAAACTCGTTTAAATTCAACTTTTGAATAATCAACTCCAAGAACAGCAACTGCAACTATGTTTGACATTAGTTTTGCGTTTTTATATGCAATAAGTTTTGTTTGATTAAAAATTTCAAGCTCGTTATTCAATTTACCTTCATCAAAAAACAATTCGATTTGATATTGGCAAAGTCGGTCCAAAGTCGATAATGTACAAGGTTTGATTTCGAACTTTTCTTTTACTTTTTGAACCTCAGTTTTTTCATATGGAATTAATCCACAAAAGAACTTTTTTTGAACGGTTACTTCCTTGTTGAATTCTACTTCAAACTCGTAAGGCGTTTCAATCAAAGTTTTGATTTCTTCTCTTTGTATATCTTTCTTATCCATGGATTTCGATTTATACAAAAATGGTGAATGAATGAGAATTTGATATTGTAAAATCGAGCGAGTTAAGAGCGAGTTAAGGGGAAGAAATAAAAAAAACCACTACTATAAAGAGTGGTTTTTTTGTATATTTACATCAACGGGGTGTTTAACTCTGTGTTAACCATTGATGTGAATCATTGGTAGTAGGGCGTAATATTAGGCCCTACTTTATTTATCCCGTTGGTAAATCTGTTACCTTACCTGATAAAATTGAAGGCTTCCCCTCTGCTGGAGATAAAGGTATAACTGTAAAGTTTAAAGTTAACAAACCGTCTTCATTTAAGTCACCTGCAACAACCGCAGATATAGAAGCTTTTGGTAATTTCCAATATAAACCTTGTTTAGGTTTGATAAATAATGCTTTTTCAATAGTTTTAGATTTTCCGTCAAATTCCCATTCTTTTGATGAAGAATTATAAGTACCTCCAATATATTCGCTTAGCATTTCAGGATCTGCATTCATAATATTGAAGTTCCAAGTCCACGATCCAGCTTTAGTAATGATTACTTTTGGAATTGGATTTCCTTCTTCTTTGAATTCTGTTTTATCGCCTTCTTCTTGAGCCATATTTGCAGTCCCTTCTAAAACTTCTCCAATTTTAGTCATTGCTGATTCTTCAGGCATTAAACCTGTTGCTAATGATGCTGCTACTAATATTTGTGCTAAACCAAATGTGTATGTTGCCATAATATCGTTTTTATAAATTAATAATTAGTTTGTTTTTTGATCGTAAATTCTCCACTGAATTCGAAGATTTACATAATGTTCTTTTCCATTTTGTTCTTGAATGATTCCTAAATCTGAAATGTAAACTGACTTTCCAATGAATTGATGATTTTCAAATACTTTACGGACAACTCTCGAAATCTCTTTTAATCTTCTTGAATTTTTAACTCCCAATTCTAAATCAGGTACATAAATATTAATATTCGAAGTTGCTAATTGCGGTTTAAAAACAGTTGTAATTGTGATAGTATTCACGACAATGTCTTCGTTCAGTGAATTTATTGGACGACTATCATTATACAACTTACCTTTTATAGCAGATTTAACTTCATCAATATTTAAAGCTTTAAAAAGCAATTCATTTGCGTCAAAAGTATCGTACATCATTTCATCATTATTTGTTTGATTATTAAATCAGCTACTTGTTTAGCGTAATTCTCAGAAGCTGCTAAAACATTGTAACCACGAGATTCAACCGAATAAGCGTAATTCATACCAGCTGTAAAGACTAAAACTATTGGAGCTTTTCGGGCTTTAGAAGCTAATTCACGAGCGAATTGTTTTCCTTCCGAAGTTCCAACTGCTCTACCTTCGTAAAACTCTTTGTAAACTTGACCATTCACGAAAAGCACGTATCCAATTGATGATCTTAAATTACCTGTTTGATCCATAAAACCAACGCTTTGTTTTGCATGAGAAACTACTCTTTCACCTAAGTATAAATAAGCTTGAATACACTTTTTTAAAGTATCATCAATTATTTTTTGATTTAGCTTATCTAAATCTTTACTCGAAAAATTCGGTCTTATACCCATAATCGATTGTGTAATAATCCTTCTGTAAATCTTAGAACACTTCCTTTAATCCTTATATCCTTACCTTCTGAATCATTTGAAACAATGATAGTTTTTCCTAATTCAATTGGTAAAACAGAAATATCTAAATGAATAAGGGAATTAAAAGCGATTGTAATTCCATCAGTACCAGCAATCATTTTTCCACTTGAATTAACTTGCTCGCGACACATAGAAACGAATTTTATTCCGTTTTCATTTGGAATCATTTCGCCTGTTTCTTCATCGTATATCAAAGAATTATCTTCAATGAATAGATAATGATTGTGTCCTATTGTCCCCATGGATCTATCGCAGTTACTGTTGGTTCGTTTTCATCTAATGGATTAGGTAATTCTAGCTTTGAAGCCAAACGGCCTAACATCATTCGAATCGCATTCCAATTCCATTTAACCGTCATATCTCCTTCGGAAATACTTTCATACATCGGAATCCAAGAACAAAAAGAATCATACAAAGCCTTCTCGCAATCTTCTAAAATCAATTGTCCGTCTGGGTTTAAAGTAGGATTTTCAGCAAATAAAATGTTTACATCATTTGCATTTGCTCCTACTCTAGACATTACGCTTTGTATGTATTCTTTATTTGTCATGATTAAGCTTCTGAGATTAGTTTACGTTCTAATAAAGAAGCAATTCGAGATTCTTCAAAATCAGCAGGAACAACTTCGTTCACTTCGTAAATCTTTGATTCGTTATTCTGGTCACGGAAACGAGAAATAACTTTGTAAGATTTAGGTTTTTCGAAATCTTCAACCTCAGCTTTCTTTTTAACTCGGATCACTTGGCCAACTTCAAAACCTTTAGAAGCTAATCCAGGTTCTTTGTCTAAATCTTCCTGAGTTAATTCAATCAATTCAGTAGTTTCTAAAACTTTGTACAATTCATCTAATTCTGATTGCTCAATTTTAGAACCTATTTCGATATTTCTCTCAGCTAGCAATTCCGCTAACTGAGAGTTTTTTTCTACTAATGTTTTAGTTAATGTTACTTTAGCCATAACTATCCAATTGGTAAAACTTTATCTACAATCTCTTTATTCCAAGTAGTGTTATTTACTTGCATAAGAGTTGATCTACCTGCTAAATCCCAAACAGGAAATGCATTTGCAATACCTTGAGTAACCTCTTTAACAGGATTCTCTTCCGACCATTTTTTGATTAAAGTATGAGAACGTAAAACTTTTAAAGCTTTAGAGTTCTTCAAGTTCATATCAATTGGTTTTTTGTAAAGAGTTCTTCCTAAAACTTTAGCTTCTGAGAACATTACAACATCATCCTCGAATGGATTACCTGTTACACGATCTCCGTTTTTATCTTCAAGAGTAATATCTTGGTCGATAATCACGATTTGGATTCCATTTAACCCCACTGCTTTCGCAAAATAAGAGTTCACTCCAGCTAAATCAGGCTCTTGAGCTGCACCAATCAAATTAGTAACATAAGAAGCAGAATTTTTGATAATTTGCTCTTGACGCACAATTTTTGACAACGTTGTAGGATTCATAAAAGCATATTTATAAGAAGCTCCGAAAGATTTTCCTACTTTAATTGCTTTCTTAAAATCTGAAACGATATCAGCATCTGTTCCATCCCAAGATTTTGAAACACCTACTTTTTGTGTTGTTGGAATTTCATAATCCAATGGCATAGCTTGTTTAACGCCTTGTGACGTTTCTTGATTCATTACTAAACCACCTAGCGAGATTTGACGCAATGCCATCCATTCAATTTTTGAAGCAATACCCGTCCAACAAAACTCAGTATCTTCTGCCCAAAACTCAATTAAAGCAGTCATATCTCTATTTTGAGAGAACATTGCAACAGCAATATCATATTCAGTTAATTCGTTTTCTTCTAACTCGCGAGAAATAGCAATTTTTGGAATTGATCCTGCTATTTTTTCGATAGCATCACGAACTTTCTTTGGAATAGTTGAACCTCTAGCAACTAAATCTGCTGCGATTTTCAATCCAACTTGTGATTCTAACGTTGTAAACGTTAACTTATAAGTTTCTTTTACAGGAAACAAAGTTGGATAGTAAAAAGGCTTTAAATCGTATGTATTTACTACGGCTTGTACATCACTTTCTACTAAGCCAATCATTAATGATTCGTTCATTTTCTTGTTTTAAATATTAAACATAAACTAATGTTGGAGCAGTTGCTTTTTGCTCAGTTGTTAATCCAGGGCAATTTGATTCTTGGATAACCGCAATAACCCACGCACTTACAAAAACATTTCCTTTATCAGAAACGTTTTTCTCTTCACCGCAAACTGCAATTACAACTTTTGACTCTCCAATAACATCTCCTTTTACTACAGCTTTAGAAAAACCTTTATCTAAAGTCAAAGTATCAAAGTCTGTTTTTGATTTATCAATTGCAGTGATTTTAGCACCCAAAATTGTCATTCCTACTTTTAAATGAGAACCTTTTAAAACATCAATTGATGTCGCAGAGGTATCTGCTGCTTTAGAAATAACTGCATTTCCTACTACTTCATAAAGCCCACCTTTTCCTTTTGCAAGTGGTGCACCTTCTAAAAGACGTTCATCTTCTAATGTCGTAGGATCAATTGCAACTCCTCCAGGAATATCAGCTACTTTATGTAAAATACATCTAGTCGGCTTACGCCCTTTAGATCTTGAAATTTGTAATTCTGACATAATTAAATTTCTTTACCGCCTAATCCATCATCAGTTGTTGCAGTAGATTTTGTAATAAAATCTTTTACTGAACTTGATACACCGTCTGGAGCTTTTTCTCCAAATGATGGTTGATGATTAGTTAAGCCTTGATTAATAAATGATTGATTTGATGTTGTTACATCTGTTTGAATTTCCGCCAAGTATTCCGCAAATTCTTCGTCATTTTCAAAAGACATACGAGGGAAATTCTTTGAAATTGTATTTTTCAAAGTTTCGTCTTTTACATCTTTTAAAATGTCATTGATTTGAGAAAGCCTTGTTTCTGTAGTCTTGCCAGCTTTGATAGAGTTGATTTCGTCAGCAAGTGTTTTCTGAGTTTCAGCAATCTGTTTTAAAGCTTTTGCAATATCAGATTCTTCTCCTCCGTTTACTCCTTCACCTTTTCCAGGTTCTGGACTTCCCTCTCCTGCTCCTTCACCACCTTTACTTTTGCCAGCATTTTCTAAAGCTGTTTTTGTCGCTTTAGCAATTTCAGAATCTACTTCCGAACGTAATTCTTTTTGAAATTCAGTAACTTGTTCGTCTGTTAACTTTTCGACAAGTGCCTGCGCTTCTTCTTCTGTTGTGATTTGTAACGAATAAGCAGTTGCTAATCGCGCCAAAACATCTTTTCGAACGCCTTTACCTAGAAATCTAGTATTAAGTAATTCAAGTAATTTTTGTTTCATTATAATGAGATTTTAATTTCAATTCGATTAAAACAAAAATATTGAACGATTTTCGCTTAAGTAGTGTATTTTTTAACGAGATAAGAGCGAGTTACGGGAAAGAAATAATATCCAATTACGGTTTTACGTAATTTTTATCTTATCTTAATGATTAAATTTGATTAAACATCTAGATATGGCAAAAATTGATAGAAATAATAGTGCGAAATGGATATTCATTTTAGTAATGATAATACTGATTGTAATAATATTCTTATTTATTTTTGAATATTTAGTATTAAACAACATTTAAAAATTAATGAAAGTCACAGGTCAAAAAGAAATTATTCCTCAACTTTTTTATGAATTAAGTTTAGATCGGCTAGTTCCATCTGATAACTTTTATCGCCAAGTAAATCAAGTGTTTTAGCCCAAGTTATTTATTTAAAACAAGGGAAGAACTACGCTTCTACAAAATCACTCCTTCACTCCTTAAAAAGAGAGTTTTTAAGCAAACCTAATTTTACATTAATATATTTTTCTAAAAATAAACCTCGCTTAAAAAGGCTTAAACGAGGTCATATATTCTGTTTTTTACTGTAAATTGGAGTTATGCAACAGTTACGTATGTTAGGTGCAATGCTATACGCACCAACGAGCGAAATCAATTTCAGAAGTAGATTTAACAATATTAGCCACTTCTATTGCTTCTTCTTTCTCATACATTCCAGCAGCAACACAGCATATAAACCAATAATGCAAACTATCTTCGGTTGAGTGTGCAGCTTCATCGTCTAATGCGATGCTTCTAATGTCTGCAACTTCTTTAATTGCCATTTCTTTTGTAAGTTTTTCTAAATTTTCCATTTTATAAAGTTTTGTAATTAGAACTGCACCTAACATCGGTGCTTGTTGCACAACACTAAATATAGCAATTTTTCATATCTTGTAGTATGCAAGGTCAAAAAGAAATTATTAATGCAGTTTTAGAAGCTTTGGATACTTCGTCTATTGGTATAGGAATTAAAGAGCGTTACATTATCAAAAAATAAAATGATAAGGTAAATTACTCTTTAAGTTTTCAATTGAAAGAAGATAAAAAAATAAATGAAACTGATTACTTTTATTAATTTCAAAATATTGTTTAATTTAACGATATTTGTAATTTGATATTGGAAATAAAAACAAATAAATATGTTCTTAAAAAAATATAAAAATGCATCACTTAAAAAGAAGTTGACAGCTAAAAAATTGAACAAACATTATGAATCTGATATTAATTTAGGCTTACTTTGTATGATGAGCTTAAAAAGTATGTTAAAGGCTTTTAATCAAGAAGTGCCTATAATAGACCTTCGATGGTTATAGAAACTTAAATGTACCCTATCCAATAAGGAACCGTCTTATACCCCTTATAAATGTCTGCTTTTTCTTTCAAATGTTCTTTGAAATTAGCAGGCATTTCTTTTATTTCGGTAGTTTGAAAATTACCTAAATGCGAATAATCTTGCTTTACAGCTCCTTTCAATTCATCAGTAAACACTTCGATTGGTTTAAGTATTGGGATTTGGTAACAGCGACAATTAACGTGAAATCCAATGAATTTAAACGTCTTAGGATATTTACCTGCTAACGGACCACAAACCCCGCAATCAAAAACATTATTAGATCGTTTAATTTCAAAACCAACAACAAAATCCATTGACTGCCAACGTTGGTTTTCGGACTCTTTGTAAAAAGTATTGATTTCTGAACTTGCCAGCCTTAAAGCATTTTTATGAGCTGAACGATAAACTCCTTGCCCAGGATTATAAGCTGCAGCGTTTTTACTTAAATGTAATTGTCCTTTAACATCGCGAACTCTTCTAAAAAGCTTTTCGGGTTCGTTAAGATATTGTTTAATATCTCGTGCTAAAACGTGTGCTGAATCTCCATTTTTTAAAGCTATTTCTAACGAATCAATGATGTTTGTTTCGAATTGTTTTGAGTACTTCCAAACACGATCAGATAACTTGAATTGATTTAATCTTGATTTACGTGCTTGCATATAATTATCAAGATTATTATTTCTAAAAAATTGTTGAGTAGCCTTGTTTAATTTATCAATATCAAAATAAGTTTCAACGAATTTTGTTGCGGTTCCTTGCGCTAAAAGCCATTGTTCCTTAGTTGCAGAATTGATTTTGTTTTCTAAATCGATTGCAAGCTGTTTTGTTAGCTTTTCAATTTCTTTTTTTAATTGTGGAGTTAAGGTATCTAAATCAATATTTTCGTTTAATTGATACAAAGAAACTACTTTCGAAATGTATTTTTGAAATAGCTTTTCGATTTGTTGCAAGTTTTTACCTGCTGCAATTCTTGCAAGTTTTTCGTCTTGGATTATGAATTCTTCGATTGACATAATTGTAATAGTTTATTGAATTGTATTTTCCAGTCAGACTGTAAAACATCGATAGGTTTTACTTTGCTATTTATTTCCAAATCTTGAATTACAGTCCAGTCATCATCTAAATGACAAATAAAACTTTCATCTAAAAATTTAGATTTTTCTTCCATTTCTGTGAAAATTATATTTTCTCTTGGAATGTTTAAAGAATCAGTAATCTTGTATAAATCACTATTTGCAGGAATACTTTTATCAACTATACGAAATAAAGCGTCATTGTATTCTTTTGTTCTAAAAGTGCATACAAAAACTTCAAAACCTTTATTTATTAAAGATTTCACATAGTCCTGAACTAATTTATTTGTTAATGTTCCATCAAAGTCGATTGACACTTTCATTTAATTATTACAGTTTGTTATTAAACTTCTTTATTCTTTTCCAAATTTCATTAAAAATATACTCAGTCAAATAAGCTTGTGTTTCATCATTACTCGTATCTAATTTCACTCCTTTGAACTCGAATATACTATTGACAATATGCACTACTTCATGAATAATTAATGCAGGATGTAAGTTTGTTTCTTGAAATGTTACATAGATTACTTTATCTTCTGTTGTACAAACATAAGCTTGACCATCTTCTTTTGGGATTTCGTCAACAATAAACAAATGAAAGTAATGATCGTAAATTGGAACATATATTTTATTTTTTAGAAGTGTTTTCATTTGATGGTTATTTGATAAAACCTACCATCGGTATTACCGATAGCAGGTTGATTCATTTACATTTCTCCGTTTTCGTCAGGATTTTCGATTTTCCAAGAAATTACATCATCAAACCATTGTTTATTAGAATTTACTAATTTAATAATTTCTTCTTCTGTCGTATCGCTTGCAACTTGAAAAACTTCAAAATTATCATACGTATTGATAATATCCTTGAACTCTACTATACTACACTCTTTATCATCTTCACTTACAATATGAAATGACGCTTCTTCCGCTTCATAATCTCCGTCGTAATACCTTCCATGTACATCAGATAACGCTACACCACTATAGCTTTCAATTTTAAATTTTCCTACTTCTAAATTTTCCATTTTTATTTAATTTTTAATCTTCTACACTCATTTCTTCAACTAATCCTCCAATAGCATCATCAATATCAGAAATGTATTGTCCAATAATTTCTAAGCTATTGTTAGTCGATTCATCAATGAAATTTTCATTTTTCGATAAAAGTTCCAATGCTCCTTTAGCGCCAGAAAGCATATCGATTTTAATTGAAGTAAAAACTACTTCTTTTTGATCTTCATCAACTTGAATTGATGATTCGATTTCATTCTCAAATGATTCTAATAATTGTTCTATCATAATTTTTAATTTACTCTGTTACAGGATTAAAATAATCCACGTTATTTAATTCCTTTTCTTCCTGCTTAATCTTCTCGTAATCCTCAGTATCTTGACCTTGCCAATTCTTAACCGACTTCTCGTGAGATTCTAAAGGTTTGTTTCCGTTTTTAAGTAAAGCTATTTCGACTTGTTCTTTTTCATTTTCAACCATGAAAGGAACGATTTCTGGCTCGATAACAAGATTATCAATCGCAGATTTCCAAGCTGGATTTAATGTTGCAAGGATTCGTTTAATGATATTAATTCGACGTTGCAAATACTCGTCATAGATTTCTCTTTTCTCCATTACTTTCAAATGCGCATCAAGGAAAAGCATTTTTAAAGCTGTTCCAGAAAGAGCACCTAAAGATTTTACTTCATCGAATGAAATATTAGGAGTTTGAGAGAATAATTGAATGTTCTTTACAAGATTATCAATTTCAAGTTTAATCGAATCTGTAGCTTGATTCCATGTTAAATATTCCAAGTCAGATCCTTCAGTTAGTTCAACTCCTCCTCCTGGTCCTTTGTTTAGATAATTTTTCAGTTTACCAATTACTTTAAGAATTGGATAAGCATTTCGATCATTCACTTCTCCATGATCAGAAACCAATACTTCAATCCTTTCGATTAAATCTTGTACATCATACCAAGAAACATTTTCTTGTTCACCAAAGACAGCAGGTATCTTTTCTAGTACTTGCTTTTTAGGATAACCATCTACAAGCTCCCATTCTTTAAAATTCTCGAATAAATAAGTAAAATTTTGCGTGTAAACTTCAAAATACTCAACCTCTTTTCCTTCAATCTTTTTAATGTAATTACGAGAGAAACAAATCATATCATCAAAGTCATCTTTACACGGATATAGTTGACTACTATTTTTTAAAGACAATAACATTGCTTTGATTTTCATCTTAGTTTTAAATCCGTAAGAATCATGTTCTTCGCCTTCTTTCAAATACCAAAGCTCACCTCCTTCTGTAAAAGAACCAATTGATTCAGCAAGCTTTCGATTAAATGAAGGTTCTTTGATGTCGTGCAAAATTCTTTCAATCGCTTTTAAGACAGCTTTTTCGGTTTCATCATTTGGATTAGCTCTTAAAATTGGTTGATTACCGAAAATCATAGCTTTTTCTTTTCGAACAATCCATTTTTGATAAGCTAAAGCAATAGAAATAACATCTTTGTTTTTATCTTTTTCATCCTTATTCTTAGGCCGTCTAAGAATAGGATTCATTATATCATGCTGCTTTGGATCTAATTCCTTTTTAGCTTTTTCAATGATTTTGGTTTTATCTTTATCTTGTTTTAAGGCATCGATTATCTTTTGTATTTTTGAGCCTTCGGGTATTTTTAAAAGTTTACATAGTTCGTTCATTTATTTTTTAAAATCGTTTGCGATAAAAGTTTGGAGGAATAACAGAAGTTCTTTCTTTTGGATAGTCTATTAATCTAAATTCGGCAGAAGCGACAGAATCAATTAATTCTTTCATAGAATCGTTTGTACATTCTAAATAGTTTACAAATTTTTCTACATTTTCTTTCACTTCGACAAGTGATAAATTACAAGCTGTTGCAATTTTTTCAATTTCTTCAGTTAATCCTCTTTTTGAATCTTCACTTCCAACGATAATTACATTCTTATTTTCCATGGTTTTGTTTTTAAAAGTTCAATCTTGATAGTATATCTTCGGTTTCTTCGATACTGCTTTCTCCTCTCCTTTCAACCGTTCCTGTCAAAGCATCTGGAGCGTCGTCAAATTCGTTTTTACCGACTTTCATATAAGTTGTAATATGGGTGTGAAACGTTGGCCATAATTTATCCCAACCAACAGGAAAGAAAGTTAAATTCATTACTTCATTTGATCGAGTGAATATTCGTACATTCTTATTTAAACTTTGATGAAAATCATCAACATAAGTTTCGTTGTTTCCCATTTCTCGCATCTGTTTTTCAACATTACGAGCGAACCCACGACCTCCGTTATTTGATTCAATTACCGCTTCTTCAACAGCGTGCATAGTTAAAGATTCAGCAGTTTTCGGCTCAGTGTATTCCATTGGTTTTTGAGTGTATAAAACATCTAAAATGTAATTTCCATGCGGTTGTTCTTCATAAGAAATTGCACATAAATAATCTTTTCCTTCATCAGCTGTATCAATATAAGCCTTACGGATTGCAGATTTTGAATAAGGAATAGCCTCGTAAGTTCTGAATTCACGATCATACATTAATCCTTCCAATGGTTTAGGGTTTTGCATGTATTGAGTTTCGAAAACAAATGAATTCTTTTCTTTTTCCATTCTTAACTCAGCTAAAGTGTGTTTAAATTCCCAAAGCGCAACTTCTTCACCTTCTTCATTAGTGTAAATACAAGGAAGTTCCAATACTTCCCAATCCTCACCTTCTTCACGAATTAGTTTACCGCATAAATCATCAACGTGCAATCGCTGCATAATGATGATAATTGGTGTATTACGTGAGTTAACACGGTTTTTAATTGTCGTGTCGAACTTGTTATTTACCTTATTTCGAATAGTTGCAGAGGTTGCATCATCGGGCTTAATTGGATCATCGATAATAATCGCACCGCCAAATTCAGTTCCGTCAACAGCTAATAAATCATCTAAGGCCTTTTCAAACTCTTCTTCTTCTTTTTTTTCGTCAACTAAACCAGCTCCAAACCCTGTTACTTGCCCACTTGATGAGGTTGCATAAAGCCCTCCTCCTTCGGTTGTATACCAATGCTTTTTACCTCTGTTAGCTAGTCTTGTTTCAAAAAGTGCTTTATATTGTGGTAATTCTATAACATTACGCACGCCTTCTGAGTTGTCAATTGCTAATCCATCTGAATACGATAAATGAATGAACTTTGCTTTTGGATTTAATCCTAAACCCATTGCAATAAAGTTTTTCACGGCTAATTCGGTTTTGCCATAACGTGGCGCCACATTGATAATAAGTCGTTTAACCTCTCCTTTTAATACTCGATTTAAAGCATCTGATATTTTTTCGTGATGAGATCCAACAACAAATTTTCGATTTTGGTTATGTTTGAAAAAATAGCGTGTAAAATTTAAGGTACTGGAAAGTACCCAAGTTTTTAATACATCAATATCTCGTATGTCAGAATTCTTAATAGTCATTTTCTAAACTATTGTAAAGTTCTTGAGCTTCTTTCTTTGTTAGAATGCGAGCTGGAGTAGTAATTGTTTCACCGTTGGAAGTATGATCAATTTTATCTCCGTATTTTTTAGGATTCATTTTTGCTAAAATCCATTTACGAGCGTCTACTCTTAACCTGTCACGCTGGATAACGTCATGATTAACTCTTGGCTCTCCATCATCAGGACCTATAATATCTTCATCTTCACAGTCTGCGATATCTAAAATCTCTTCAAAAATTGCATCAGCTCTTGCTTCGCACGCGCGCGCGTACTGTTTTACTTTTTCTTCATCGCTTTCGATCATTTGAAAGAAAGTTCTTGAGGATATTGTTAAACCATGCTTCTCTAAACTTTTTAAAGCTTTACGAAATGATAAACCATTTTCAATACTTGTAATAATTAAAGAGAAGATGTAATCTTTATCAATTTTCACATCTTCTTTTTTAGTGCTATTTAAGAATTGCTCAGCTTCTTGAAGTTTTAATGTTTGCGCTACAACATCTTTCGGAAGTTTAACCTTTCCTTTTCCAAGAACAGCCCAAAGTAAACCTTTGGAATCCTTCTTGATTTTTATATCAGATGATTTCCACTCTTTTACGATTTGTGATTTACTTTGTTTTGCCATTGGTTAAACTTTATCTATTACTTGGTTATTTGTTATTATTTGCATCACGTCATTATAGTTTCTGCGATACTCTGGAGTGAATTTAAAAAGATCGTCGTGCTTTTCGACTATCAGTTCAATCGTTTTAATTGCTTTGTTTATTTTTTTTGAAATAAGTTTCTTTTCGATTTTATATGAAAAGCAAATAGTAACATAGATTGCTCTAGCATAAAATAAATGAGTTCTCCTGTCATTTAAAGCATAATCTTGAAGGTTTAATCCTGTCACAATATTGATTGCTTTTTCAATTTCTTCAAAGATTAATTGAGTTGAGGTTTTCGGAGCCGAATCAGCATATTCGATTTTATATTTTTTTTGTTCAGCTCTAAATTTTAAAACAATAAGCTCTTCATCATTTATCCAATCATTTGGAAGAAATAGATACTGCTCATCTTCTAAAATCTCAATCCTTTTTGAAAGGTCCGGGATTAAAGATGTTTGAACATTCTTTGAGTTAAATCTATTTACTTTTTGATCCATGAATAAAAATAAAAAAGGCAGTAAATAGCGCTTTGCTACTTACTGCCTAATTATTAGCGCCTTTGTTTATAATAAAATTTAAAATTCATTTTTAAATAAAAGACTGATTACTAAACTTCATCAGCCTTTAAATACCCGAAACATTTCTTTTAACAGAAATAGTGGAAAAGAAAGGGCTCGAACCTTTGACCTCTTGATTCATCATCTAAGCACTCTACCTACTGAGCTACTTTCCCAACCAACAAAACACAAAGAAATATATGTAAAAAATTCACCTTCCAAATATTAAAAGCATCGCGTCTCGTTGCTCTTGGTTTGTTCTTTTTTTTATTCCTGTAATGAGTGAAAAATCCTTGTTATCTCTTTTTTTAGTGGTTGGTTTTACCTTAAAATGAGTTAAGTTTAGATATTCACACATTTCAACAATCTTATAAGCTACTTCATGGTTTCGTCCTGTTCGGTTTCCTATATTCGCATTTATAGAAGCTGAACCTTTTTTAAGTTTATGCCAATTGGATTTATTTAAAAAACCACATTCGACAAAAACTTTGACTTTCTCAGCTCCAAAATCATTTTTTAATGATTGTAACTTATCATAAAGTTCAAAGAACGTTAGGTTTGCTAACTCATAATTTTTGTTGTGAATCAAAGCAAAACCATTTTTCTCAACGTCTGGATCTATTCCGACTAAAATCATATAAAAAACCTCCTATTTTCATAAGAGGTTTAAAAATCAAGTTCAATTGATGTTAGCCACAAAACCCCTTTCGTTGAATATTGATTCAAATATGAGGTAAGTCTCTGTATTAAAAAAGAATAATCGTATAAAAAACATGTTTTTTTGGTGAAATTTCTGTTTTTGTTTACGGGTGTGTTGTATAGTGTACAAGGGTGTAAATATTATGATGTTTTTGCGCTGAATTTATCTTTTATTTCTTTTTGAAGTTTTTTAAATTCTACTTTTCTTTTTTGGGATAAATTATTTTTATTACCAATCGTTAACTCTACCAATTCCTGTGTTTCTGTGCAATATGTTGCCTTTACGTTAAACATTTTCATAGTTTACTTTTCTTCGTGAATGTTTCCGATTATTTCTAATTCAGTTGCTTGTTTGATTAGCTGTTTTGCTTCGTTCACTTTATTATCAGTTTCAGTTCCTTCGTGAAACACACCTTCAAAATTCTCTACAAACCATTGTAACATATCTAGCATCTCTTTTGAGTGTTTAATTAATTGTATGTTATAAGCGTTTTCTTCTTCTGTTAAGTCGTTTTCTGTTAAATCTTCTTCAATGTCGTCAAGCTCAAAACTGCATATTGTTTTTCCGTTTGAATAGATAGAAGTTTCACACCAATTATGCTCTACTACTTTCCATTCTGTTTTCGTTCCTTTAAATTCCATATCTTTTAATTTTGATTAGGTTTTAAAATGGGAGATCTGATTCAGGTCGACAATCACTTATTGTAAACTCGTTAATTTCAAATGATTTTATTGAGCATAAAACAAAAGCTTTCTTTTTGTAGATTCTTGCTAATCTCTTCGCTTCATTTTCGGCACTATCTAATGTTGTGTGTATAAATGCTGGTGTTTTTTCATTTTCCAAATACACCATAAAAAAAGGTTGTGTTGTCATAATTTATTTTTTATTTTTTCCGAATTCTCTTTTTAAAATCTCTTGTACAGCTTCTTTATTTGACATAAAACTTGCTTTTCTGTTTAAGTTTTTTGCATAGGCAAGATTTTGTTCAGCTTATGTTTTAAAGATTCTTTCATTTCGATTCTAATTGATTATTAATTCGCTCCGTATTTTCGATTAAAAAGTTAACACAATGCTTTGTGTTATTAATTTTATCGTGTTTCATCAATTCTATAAACCCCATTAAATCAATGTACTCATCAACATTTATCGTCGATAAAAGATTAATTAACCTTCGTGTCGATTCTTCTGCATAAATGAATCTATTTTGATTCGCTTCATAATGCTGATTATACACTTTCTCTTGCAATTCTTCAATCATTGAAATATTTTGCTTTCCAATGTTTTTAAACCTTTGATTCCAGACTTCTTTCTTATCTGCAATCTCATCGAACTTCTCAAGGATAACTTGATTTAAAATTGCAATTGTAGTAAGTTTTGAGTTTAAAACTTCTTATTTTTGAAACGGCTTTACGACTAATTTATTCATTATATTTTTCTGTTTTTTTACTCTCCATTTAAAATTCTTCTCGCTTCATTTGCTCTTATTCTCCTTTGTTTTAATTTTGAATAATTACGAACTTCTGCTATTATTTCAACACAAGATTTACCTTGTTGCTTTACAATGAAAATAGGTTTGTGTTTCGAACCTATATTCACTACATAACCCAGTTTTATAACAATATTCAAATAAAACTTACAAAACATGAATTTTTCTTCAACTTTGTAAATTCTAGTTTCTGGATTAAGTTTTATGTAATCAAAAATCAACTCCAACTTTTCAGGAAGATCTTTGTTCTTCATTTCTTTTCGCTGAGTGATTGAATCAACTTTTATCTGTTCATTTTCTTCCTCAAAAAACGTCTTGTAAAATTCGTTTCGTTTTCTTGAAAACTCTTTCACACCTAAAGAATTAACACATTCGGTTCGACTATTAAAGCCTAATCTTTTCGACATTTCGATTTGCGCTCGTTCTTTAAATTCGCCTGTATAGTTCATTTTTATAAGTTTAGTTTTTTAATATTTTCTGCAAGTACATTTACTACAATAGAGTTACCCGCTTGCTTGTAAGCTTGTGAATCACTTACACAACTAAAATCAAAGTCATCTGGAAAATCCATAAGGCGAAAACATTCTCTAGGTGTGAGTTTTCGGATTCGATAATCATTTAATATTTTAGGTTCTTGACCACCTCCCTGCATTGTTGTTAATGTAGGAGAAATACCATTCATACTATAAACACGTGAACTTTGTTCATGCTTACCAGGTAAATTAAACTCAACGACAATATTATCTTTCTGAACAGTTGTTAAACAATTTGAAGTACCATTTTCGTTTATTTCAAGCATCTGAGTAGTTGGTAATCCACTTTCGCGACTTTTCGGATTATCAATATTACGTCCTCTAATAGCTCCAATACATACACCTTGATTACAACTTGTTGTTAAAGTCTGTGCCACAGACTTTCCTACTCTTCCTCTTCTCGTTTCTGAGTTTGGGTGTTCAAAATTTATAGAATCCTCTCCTATTCGTGCAATCTCATAACCTTTTGACGTGGCTGATTTGACTTTAATATAATTATCAGTTTGTCTACTACCTGCTTTTGTACTTATTGCAGTTGCTGGTTTATTAACATCTCTTGGTTCAAACGCAAATCCATTACCTTTATCTTTATGGTCTTGCTTATGTCTTTCAAAATAATCTATTAAAGCATCACTCAAATAGTACTTTTCATCAACTTCATTTTCTAAAACATCTTTTAAACGCTTTATCAAAGGCTGTTCTTTTGGAAAAGAAAAATTGTTGTCTACATCATCACGAATACCGATTATAAAAACACGTTCTCTATTTTGAGGTACTCCGTAATTTTTAGCATTCAAAACTTTGTGATAAACGTGATATGGAACTGATTCTTCATGTGGGAATATTACTGGATTTCCGTTTATAGATTTACCACCTAAATAATCAATCCAACGTGCAAATGTCTTTCCGTTATCATCACTTAATAAACCTTTTACATTCTCAAATATAAAATAACGTGGATTATTCTTTTTAATGAACTCGTGTGAGTTGTAGAATAAAATTCCTCGCTTATCATATTCTCCTTTTCGTTTACCAGCTAAACTAAACGCTTGGCAAGGTGGCGAAGTCATATAAATATCGAGCGGTTTTGTCGGAATTTCTCTATCATAAACGTTCTCAGGATAATAATTCGGCATTCCGTAATTATGAATAAAAGTTTGTCTTGCATACTTATCCATGTCACAAGAAAATATAGTTTCATAATCAATATTTAGTCTTTTTAATGCTTGATCGAATGCACCAATTCCACTAAAATCTGAACCTACTTTAATCATCTTATTTGCTTTTTTAAATTCAACAAAATACAATACCACTTCACCCAATCTTCTTTGAGTTCTCCTGTGGTAATGCTTCGAATGTTATTTGGTTTTGTTAGGTATGACTTGAATGATTTAAAGTAATGTTCTGGATCTTTTACGAATATCCCTGATTCAAGTCTAAATCCTTGTTTTGGTCGGCTTTTGTAGAGAGTTTTTATAAGGTCGATTACTAAATTAATCAATTCCTCATTTGTTTTTTCGGTGAGATCATCAATTTGGTTAAGTTCCATTTTGTAAAATTGTTTTATTTAACCAATTACAAACTATTACGTTACAAACTCTTTGATGAGCTTTTACTTTAAGAGTTTCATTAAAGTTTCGGATGATTTTTTTTGCACTTAAAGGATCTTTTTCTTCTGCTAATTTTAGCTCCTTTTCATTTTTCAATTTCATTTCTTCTTTTTCAAGAAGTGAATAATACTGAATTTTGTTAGGTTTAAATTGATTTGGGACACTTTTAATCAAAAGATGAGCGTTTATATATCTATGAGATTTACCTTCTCTTATTTCGTTTAAAATCGTTTCCAGATATTCTTGCTCGATTTTTTCTTCGTCAATTTTGTTTTCAATTTGGTGAGAAGCTGGTTTTCGCGAAAGGTTATGCTCCATTGCTTTTTTTTGCTTCCATTTGCAGTATTTATTTAGAATTTCAGCGATAAGCTCCGAATTTACGAGTTGATAATGTTCAGATTTCTGTTCAAACATTCCGTACCTGTTCATCTTCAAAGCAATTTGAATTTCTTGAACAGAAATCATCCAAAATCTCATGTAAATCATTTCGGAAATATCATCTAACAACTCTCCTTGTGGCATATTTTCATCTTTGACACCTCTCAACGTAGCATCAGCGCAAACGAAACTTTCAATTGCGTTTATAACATCGATTTTCCTACATTCTTTGATGATTGGAAACTCATATGTCTGTTTCAAAAGTTCTAGCGGACTCCATTTCGCGTTGTCTTCTACGACTTTCAAGGTAGCTTTCTGTTTTGGTAACATTGACTCTTCCGACAATAATATCATCTGATTCTGACTTTGCATTTCCATTTTGAGTTTTAGTTTGATTTATTTTTTTAAGCTTATCAATCCAATCGTCTTGATCCCATTCGAAAGAAAAGTTTTGAAACCTATGAACTTTTTCACCTGTTTGATTTTTGTAATCCATGTAAGCTTTAGTTTGCTTTCTGAATTCCTTAAAATCTTTTTCACGTGCTATCGAAATCATTCTTCCGATTACTTTCATTTGCAACAATTCTGATTTTTGAGAAAAGAACTCACAAACATTTTTGAAGAATTGAGAATCTCTTAATTCAGTCGTGAAACCTTCTGGTAATTCTTTTTCTTTTTTTTCGCAATTTTTTTCTTTTTCTTCTTCGAGGTTTTTAGAAGTTTGAGAATTTGAATTTTCTTCCTCGTTTAAATTTTCAGACACACACCCCAAATCTTTTTTTTGTGTGTTTTTTTTTACTTCTTCGTTAGAAGAAGTATTTACTTTACTTTCCTTTGTTGAATTTTCGGTCAACAAAACATGAACACTTGTTGAATTTTGTTGAATTTTTCGTTTTTCAGCAGATTTTTTACCCGCCTCTCTTCTTTTTTCTCTGATAACTTCTAAAGGTTTCATTCTGTCTAAAAAAGATTTAGAAAAGAAAGATTTATTATCTTCAGTAAATTCAAATAAACCAAAATCTTCAACTATTGATTTTACTAAATCAGATCCAACTCTAAAATCGAACGCTAGAACATTGTAATCTTTTAATAGAATGTAGTCGGAGCTTTCAAGCATTTTCTCAAGAATCATAAAGTAAACAGCATACCCTTCTGCTTTATGTTTCATTCTAACGGCAATCATCTTATCGTCGTTACGAGCGCCACCATCGTGACTAAAATAAAATTTGTTTTTTGCCACAGATTTAATTTTGTTTAATCAGCTCCTTTAATTTCTCGCAAGCTCTGTTTTTGATTATGATGCGTTCGTTGACGTTACAGCCTGTAAAGATTTCACCAAAACAATGATCACCTGTTTTAGTTTGGACGATGATGTTAAACTGCATAGGACTTTCGTAATGTTCAACTCTAAATCCTTTGGCTTGTATAGTTTGTTTTAATTGTTCGATATCTGCTACCATAATAGTATGTATTTGATTAGTTTAAAATAAAGTGCTACGATAAGCACCGCGATAATTGATGAAGAAAGAAGAAGCCAAAACAGCTTCTTATCTTCTTTTTCGTATTTGGTCATGGATAAATATTGCTTCTTCTTTAACATTCACTTTCTCGCCGTGTTGAAATAGATTCCCTCTATGTAGACATTTTCCTCGTCCACTATTAGATTTGTATGCATTACATACTGATTTTTTACATTCAGACTTTTCTCCAACTTCTTCGAAGTGAGTACACCATACGTATTCAGGATTATTATTATCAGGAATAGCTTCGATTAATTCAAAATCCAATTCTTCTAATTCGTCCTTACTTAAATCTTCAATTCTCACACAAAAAGTATCATCAATTGAAGTGAAGTAAAATTTTTCTTTCTTACTCATCACGCTTCCGAATTAAAATAAACCTTGTAATAAAACATCTTCTTATCATCGTCGTAACCCCTTTCAAGATTATCTGCTGCACATTCGGAATTCAATAAATCAAGATTGATTTTTGCACCTGTATCAAGTTTTATTTCGGATTTAATTTTCTTTGATTGAGTGATTAACACTCCAGAATCAACTTCGAATTCTTTATCGAGTTTTATATCTCTTTGATGCAGATACTGATTGAATTCTTCTTTATACTGTCCTAAAGTTTCGTCTACGATTTCAATGTTTACAAATTCGTGGTTCGATAATAAATCAATTGAATTTGAAAGAAATTCAGCCTGGTCCTTTCGGTTAGTTTTATCTAAAACAACATCATTCGCAAAATCATTGATTGTTTCAAGAAATTTCTTTGTTTGTAAAGCTGGATTTGTTACGGGTTTTACTTCTAAGAAATTCTTTGTCCAGAATTCAGATTCAACGTTATTATCGTCGATAGTGTAAACTCTAAAACCTTCATCACGATAAGCATCAATAATTAAAACCCCTTTGTCTAACTTATCAAGCTTATAGCCTTTCAGAACGTTGTAGTCAATAGTTTCTCGTTCATCAAATCTTAAAAATTTTGATTTATTTTCAAGTTTATAGATACCGATTGCTTTACATGGGATTCCGTCAAATTGAGCATTATTTAATTGAACCGTAAATACTTCACCGCTTTTAATTTGTGGATGTAATGATTGATCGTAAAGCATTTTTAAAACTTCATTTGAAAAATCAACAAAATCAATTTCTTCATCAAACATTGATTTACATAAGTTGTAAACTTTGTTGAATTCAAGATTTTCAGTATAATGACTGAATTGTTTTAATTCAAGGTTTTTCTTGAATGGATTAAATAAGAAAGGAATCAATTGCTCTTCCTTTGATTCGTCCCATTCGGCAATTCCTGAAGCGAAAACATTAGCTTCTTCTCTTACTTTGTGTCCTACTTTTTGTAGAACTAAATATTCTATATATGCGTTTTTTAATTCTTTCATGATTTTATCATCTAAAATTTAGGTTTTGCATTTCTGCTTTGTTTTTACTTACTATCGTACGACACCAATCAATTTGATGTGTAACTGTTCGATTTAATCTTTCTGACCAATTGATCAAATAGTTTTCATCTTTGCAAAGACTATCAACATACTTATTTGCTACTGATGCAGATAATTGCGAAATCTTTCGAATCTCATCCATAAAAGCAGAATTAAGCTTACTGTCTTTGTGATATTTTGAATCAGCTAAAAGTTTTGTAGTTCGTGCGAGATAAGCAATCAAATCATTTCCTCTCTGAACTATTTCATTTACATCTTCACTTGGAGTTATTTCTGTGAATTCTTGAATTGATTGTAATTCTGATTCAATCTCATCGAGTGAAGCGATTAAATTTTGCATCTCTAAAAAGGATTTTTATTAAACTCTAAAATTTGATTGTTGTTCGCAACGTGTACGATTTTACCAGTTGCTTCTTCGATTACTTTTTTGAATTTTCGCTCATCTGAATTACTGTCTGATAAGTGAATAAGTACAATTTTCTGTACTTGTGAAAGGTCGTTTGCAAGCAAAGTATCTCTACAAGTATTAAGGCTCATGTGAGATTTTAATATTCTGTGATACAAGCTATGATTCATTTTACCTTCTTTAAATCTTGAATTAATAATATCGTTGCAAAAATTTGCTTCTATTATAATATTATTAAATTGCATAACTCCTTTAAAAATAGGTTTACACACTAGGGAGTCAGTTAAAAATAGTACTAAACCACAATCTTTATGATAAATTACAAAACCTAAAGGGTCTACACAAGGTTTTAAGTCTGCATTACAATGAACTGCTTCAAATGGGTAAACTTGAAACCCTTTGCCAAGATTATTAAACTTGTATTTGATTAAATTTTTTGCGTTATGATTTTTAATAGAAAATAGATTAAATAGTTTTTCACTTGAATAAACAGTAACAGCGTTATTTAACGCTTCATTTATAAATTTTCCATTTAATCCTGAATGATCGTTATGTTCATGTGTAACCAAAGCGCCTACCACCTTACTTAAATCAAAATTTAAAGCTTCTTTAATCTTGGAAAAATTAAGCCCCAATTCTATGATTAGGGCTTCTTTTTCATTTTCTAGGATGTAGCAATTACCTACTGATCCTGTGCTAAGTATTTTGAGTTGCATTTATGATTATTTTTTATTTTTAAAAATCACCTCTAAACACAAATAAATAAACAAAGCAATTAGGAAAGCTGTAAAGCTATGATCTTCAATAACTGTGAAAAACTCATCCATTACACAAAAGGTGGTTCATTTGGAAATTGCATTTCGGTTGTATTACTTTCAAAAGCTTGTTCAACAGGGATAGGCTCAACTGAATTTGCATTAATTTCTATTTTCTGAGAAGAAGCTTCTTGAATCAATTTCGCTTCTTCAAAATCTAAATGTTGAGAATTCGCTTTTTGTTCAATTTCATACTTAATATCACCTTCAACATCATTCGATTTTTCTGCTTGAATAACTTGCATCAAATTTTCATCAATCTTAGCAGAGTCAATTGGAATTGAATCATAAGCCGCGCGTTTAAGTGTTTTGAGAACCATTTCATCTCTCCAGCCTTCAACTTCTTCTTTTTCACCAGTTTTTTGACCATCTTTCCAAATATCTTTTTCACCTCCCCAAAATTCTGCAGCTGCATATTTTGGAATACGTTTTTCGATATCGTACATGTTGAATACACGAATACGATTTTTTGTTTCATCTTCATAGATTAGATAATAAAAACCTCCTTTGATTTCTCCACGGTCAAAATCATCTACAACTTCAAAGTCATAAGATTCGACTTTATTTTCACGATTTCTTTTGTACTGCTTGAAAATATCATTTGTGTAGACGACTTCTGTAATTACTTCTTTAGGAATATCAAAGCCATATTTTTTTGCTTTTAGTTCTAATCCTACATAACCAATTGTGAAACTAATGTCATATTTACCAAGTTTATTGTTTTTGTACAAAATAATTGATAAATGGTTTTTTTGACAAGGATCTAAACCTATTGCTGAATAAGCCATGACATTAAAATAAAATTTAGCATCTAAATTCATATTTTGCCATGAGTACTGTAAAGGTTCATATTGCTTTCTTTTATTTTCAGAATCCTTAATGGCTTGATCAATAGCAATAAAATAGTTTTGAGCTAATTTCTTTTGGAACGATGACATTTCAATCGCTCCATTATTACTTGAATATTGTTTTTCAACCGCTAAAGCGAATTTTTCTGCTGGTGTTGGTTGATTGACTTGCGCTACTTGCGTATTTTCTGACATTTTATTTTGTTTTTGGGGTTAGTAATTTTCTCTGTACCACTCAGTACTGATACTTTCATTGTAATTCGTAATCTTCACTTGAGCAGAATAAAGTCTAAAGATTTTAGCTTCAAGCTCGTCCATATTAACCATTCTTGCAGGAGTTATTTCTTTTGCGTTTCTGTCACGCCAATTAGAAGTTTTAAATAAAAAGATTTTACCATCTCTTGAATCATTTGTACTAAAACATAATTGAATTTGACAATAATGCTCATCTGTATTTGGTTCAATATCTGCACATAAATTAATATAACTTCCGCTGTCTGATTCTCTAAGTTCAAATGTTATTTCACCATTATAATCACTTTGATAACTATAGTCACTCATAGCGACTTCTTTTACCATGTCAGCAATTTCATCAAGAGTAATCTCTTTTTTATTTACAAAACCAATAGCATTTTGAGTTAAATCTAAGATTGGTTGAAGATTAACTGTTTGAATTAAGTTATCATTGATAGTTTTTGAAATCAAATGATTGTAATCAATTAGGTCAAATTTTTGAAGATTAACATCAATTTTTTCCTCAATTTTAGTTTTGATTAATCTTGACATTTCTCCATAGTTAGAGAAAATATCTTGTAGAACAGAATTAAGCATCGATGATACTTTTTCTTCAACTAATTGCGGTAATTTTTCAGCAATTATTTTATCAGTTGCTTTTTGAACTTCTTTATTGATATCCATTGTATTTAGGGTTTTAAGATTAATTAAACTTTAAAGTTTCTTGATTAGGATCTACAATCAAACTGATTATTTGACTTTCGGTAGGAATTAACTGAGTAACACTTTCGCGGTTATCAATAAAAATCGGAGCGTTAATTTCGTTCACTTTACAAAGTGTATTAATGATATCTAAACCTGCATTGATTTTTCCAGCTGTATTTGCTGATCCGAAAGGAACTCCATTAACTAAAGTTATGCATGTTGGATTTAAACCTCCGTTTACTTGCTCTTCGAATAATTTGAAAGTGACATATTTAAACTTTTCGTTTACTGATTTTTCAAGACTTTCAGTTTTGATTTTCTTGAATCTTTCAATAACGAATTGCTCTTTTTCAAGATTAGCGATAATCTGAGAAAGTTCTTTTTCTCTACTTGCTAATTCTTTGATACGATTATCTATAGATTCATTTACAGAACTCTTTCCTTTAAGTTCGATTAACTGCTTAATTTCTGATTGTAAAGTTTGTTTTTGCAGTTTTAATTCGGAATTATCAGCTTGTTTGACCTCCTTGATTTTAGATTGAAGAGTTGCAATTTCAATATTCAATTTTGATAATTGTGCATCATAGTTGATTAAAGTTTGATAAACTTCTTCTTCGTTTTTAGGAGATTGAAGGTTTGAAGTTTCAGTTTGGATTTGATTTTCAATCGAAATAACTTCGTCTGTCAATTGATCAATAAATACTTTTTGTTCATCAAGTTTTAATTGATAAGCATTAAGAGTATTATTAAGAACTTCAATCTGGGTTTTAACTTGATTACCATCATTAATTATTGAATTTAATAAAGAAGTTTTATCAGTATTGAATTTAGATACTAATTCTTGTTTTTTAGTTTCAATATCTTTTTCTTCAAAAGGTCGTGAACAACAAGGACAATTAAAATCATTATCATTGAAAACTAATTGTTTCGTATTTTCTTTATTATACCAAGCAATTAAGCCTTGTTTTCTAACTTGTAAAATTTCAATCTGCTTTTGATAATCAACAATTGATGATTTTAATTTAATTCTATTATCAGCGTAATCATCACGTTCACTCTCCTTTAATCTTAACCTCGATTTCAAAGCATCAACACTCGATGTATCAACAAAACATTCTTGTTTAGCTTGATTTCTCAAACGAATCTCAATCTCAGATTTTTGAGAATTAAGTTTTTGAATTTCTTGTTGAACCTTAGTATTTGCATCAACAATATTTTGAACGGATTTAGAAGCATTTTCAAGTTCAGAATCTATATCAGAAATTTTAGTTTCTTTCTCCTGTATATCCGAATCAATTTTAGCAAAATCAACATCTTCAATTTTAGAGTTTTTAAGCTCATCAATTCGAGCAGGAGTATCTTCTTTTTCTTGTTTTGATTTTTTAATTGATGCTTTAAGTTGAGTGTCATACTCATCTAACGTTTTGTTAGTTAACTTCAATGACAACTCTTTAAAATCTGCATCAGAATTAAATAATTCCTCGTCCGAAACTTCACCAGCAATTGAAACTAAAACTTCGCGTTTCTTCTTCCAATCTAACGCTTCAAAAGCGCTTGGATTTGTGATTAACTTGAATAAACTTTCCTCAGAAATCTCAGCGACTTTTGCATTAAATTCTTTTAAGGAAACAGGCACTTGATTAAAGATTAATTCAGTTTCGTGACCTTTGAAAGTTTTCTCCTCTGCTCCTTTTACTTTTTGCCACTTCTCTTTGTAGATACGAGATAAAGTAACTTCTTCATTATTGATTAATAAAGTAGCGTGAACCTCTACATCAATCTGCTTTTGAACTTGATTATTTTCATCAAGTGGTTTAATCTCGTAATCCTTACGATCGTTAGCATCTTTTCCAAAAAGTAACCACAAAAAAGCATCAAATAAAGTTGATTTTCCAGCTCCATTTTTACCATAAATGAAGTTCTCTTTTTCGTTAAAATCGTCAAATTTGGCATGACGAAAGCTTTTGAAGTTCTTCAACTCCAGCGATTTTAATACAATATTTTTCATGTAAATGTTTGGGTTTTAATAATTAAATATGTGAAAGTTTTAATTCGCGTTTTAAAGAATTTCTGACAGCGTCTTTAACGCTTAATCTGCGAACAGGTTTGTTTTGTAGTTTTGCTTTTTCTAAGACCTTTTGAGAGATATTCTTCTGCTCTTTACTTTCTGAATAAGTTAAGAAAGTATTTTCTTTGAATTTTTCTTTCTCTTCCTGCTTCTTTAAGTTCGGTTTTGTGTTTGGTCGACCTGGTGAAGCTTTAATTTTAGGTTTTGGTAATGGTTGAAGAGGAATTTTAAAATCAGCAACAATTGCAAAATAATAATCTTTGAAAGGTGTTTTATTTTTCAATCGAATCATTAAAGATTTATATGTAATTCCAAATCTTCTCTTTAATTCAGCTTTATTTTCTGTTTCAAAAACAAGCTTATTATTTCGGTCGTAAACGTAAATCATTTCATTCATAGCTTAGATTTAAAAAATTGATGTTGTAAGTACGAGATATAGATTTGAAATTTCTATGCTTTAAAATGAAAGAAAAATCATTAGATCTTGAGATTAAAATAGTTTTATAACAAATATTCTTTCTTTCAATCCCCTTTGATAATAAAGAAGTATCAGCTTTAATATCATGATTAATTAGTATATAATCTCTGATATCAATTAAGGACTTAAGTTCAATAATTTCATTTTTTACTAAATCAAACACAAAATATGGTAATGGTTCTTTATGTTTAATTTCCAAATTTGAAATCTCCTCTAAATCAAATATGAAACGATTTGCTACTAATCGACAATCACATATACTTCTTTGAACTGATCTAATTGAAATTTTTAATTCTTTAGATGCTTCTTTTGTATTGCTAAACAAAATATTTTGTTTCAAACTATAATCATAACAATATATCATAACGAATAAGTTTTGATAGTTTGCATTTCAGTATATTGTCTAGGCATTACAGCCTTTGCAATTTGAAGTATTTTAGCTGTTGTAAAATCATTGAATTGATATTCGATGTTATAATCATACAATTCGATACTATGAAGTGATTCTAATTCAGTATAACGATAGTTAGGGAAACGTTCGTCAATTGCATTCTCGTTGTAATTGAAATTCAATCCTAAAGTAAGATTATGACCTTTGTAATTTGGATCAGTACACTTCAATTCAAAAGCTAATTTCATTTCACCATCAACATTTCTAAAACAATCTGGCTTCATTTGCATAAAATCAAATTCAATTTCTGCAAGTTGTGGTATATAGATTTTTCTTTTCATAAGTTAATATTTATCTTCTTCATCAAAAGCGTTATAAATTGAATGTAAAATTTCTAAATCAATCTTCTCATCTGCTTTCAACCATTGCTCAAAACCATTATCTAAAACATAATACTCCAACACTTCTTCAAGTCCTGATCTAATGCAAGTCCATTTATCTTTCTTGAAATCATAAGAAACTAAACTTAATTTTACATCTTTGTTGATGCATTTTATTTTAGCAATGAAATAATCCGAAAACTCTAATTTAACATGAGCGCTATCCTTGCTTTTTGGAGGTGTTTCTGATCCTTGTTTAGTAATAAATAACTTCACCATCTTAAAACACAATTTTAATTACGAAAAAACCAACTACAATAAGTGCTGCAAGACAAATCATTGTATTTAAATCTTGCACAAATTTTTGCTCGTTCATAACGTCTTATCAATTACGATTAAACCATTCTTATTTTCAAAAACTTCAATAGCTTCATCTAAAAAGCCATCGTTATACATATCAATCAGATATTGCTCTTTTAAAAGAGAATCTGCACATTGGTGGTATCTTTTCAAATGATCATTTAATGATAACTTTTGACCTTCTTGAAGTCTAAAATCAAACACAATAACTTTGTTATTTGCGTTGACTTTTATCATTCCTACCAAAATTTTAGATTCTTCTGGTTTAATTGTTTTTTCAACTACTTTTTTTCGTTGAAAAAATCTTTGTAGTTTCGCTACATAATGTGAAATACTTATGTTCATATTATTATAGATTATAGATTATTGATTAAGCTTCAGTTGCAGCTGGAGCTTTTTTTATGTTTAAAAAATCAAGCGGATAAATTCCGTGAAGAGATAAAAAGTCAACAACATCAGAAGTTTTAAAGAGTTGTTTTGTTCTTTTGTTTTTAGGAATTTTAATAATGTCAATTTTAGCTTTGCTAATTCTTCTGTCTTGATTACTCGAAGCTTTAACATAATAGTTTTCAAATGTTCTAAAGTCCATTTTGAAAACTTTTGGAAAGTCACTTCTCTCCAAATACTTCTTTTTTTGAAGGTAATTTTCTACTTCACTCATTTGGATTAGTTTTTTGGATTAGTTCCTGTCAACGGCTCGAACGTTGATGCTTGCCAATCAGGAATTTGTATATATTTGTAGTTCCAACAATAAAATATATACGTTATGGATTATCAATTAAATGACGCTGTTTACTATAATGGTGTAGAATTTATCATAAGCGCTTTTATGAATGATAAAGGTGAAATATCAATTTTAATGGAAAAAGAATTTGACTCTTACCATTGGGTGTTACTTTACAACAAAAGAACATCTACCCAAATAAAAGCACACTTAGGGACTATTTTTAAGAATGAGATAGCCGAAAGTGATTCTACAGAAACTACAGATGAAATTTTAAGCAGATTAAAAATCTAATTCTCAACCTCTTCGGAGGTTTTTTCTTTCTCGTCCTTTTCTGTATTATTTAAAATTTCAATTGCATTATTTAAAATTTCAATTGCTTCATTAATTTGAACAAACCTTGAAATATCTTTAAGAAGCATTTTTTTAAAATACCAGACAATCGCTTTTTTTTCAGATTCGGTTAAACCATCACTTTTATTTAATGATTCAAATACTTTTAATTGACTTAAAAATCTATTGTTATCAAGAAATAAAAATCTATTAATTCTTCTGATTAATTTTTTCATAAGCTATTTGATTTATTCTAGTTCCATAGACAGGATTCGAACCTGTACGAAGTCGTTTAAGATTGGGTAAATATTCAGCATAAATTTTCGTTGCTTTAGACTTCTTAAAACCTCGAGTAGTTAACTCTTAGCGTCTACCATTTCCGCCACTATGGATTATAACAGGTATTAAATACCGCGCCTTATCGCGGTTTGATAAATCATAATAATTCGGATGCTTCAAAGGTTATCCCCTCGCTCTTAGCTGTTTCTTTAGTAATTCATACAATTACAGCTCGCTGACTCACCTAACTTGATATAGTTAGCAATGACTATTATATTTATCTCCAATGATGTCAAAGAACACTTCAAAAAAATGTGTTGCTGAAGTTTCTTTTACCCGATTTCTTCTTAAGATTATAATTTGATTTCTTTACTCTTGTCCCGCTAAGAGAAGGATATGCGTCTTATTGTACGCGCTTATAGAACATTTTTTAATGCGCTGTAAGAACTTACTGACAACCCCGCCAATAGAAGGAAAAAGAAATACTTTTTATCTTTTCTGAATATTTTCGAATTTTAAAAGAACGCTTCGTTTATATTTTAAAGTCCGTAGACTAAGATCTTCTGCTTATGCTAGAAATGTTTGCTGATTTGGATTTAAACTCACCTTATCAAACTCTTTTGAAATAAGTAGTTGATAATAGTAAGCTGCTAGAGCATTTAATCGTCTTGCGATTCCTGTCTTATCGTAAATCACTTGGATTTGCTTAGTAATTGTATGTTCACTTCTGCAAACCTTATCAGCAATTTCTTTTACTGAATTACCACTCGCAATCATTTGAGTGATTAGTTTTTCTCTTTCTGTCAATTTTTCCATTTTTCGGGTATTTAGGGTGTATTATGATTGTTTAATCTTAGGCTTTGCCTTTTTGATTGGTTCAGACCAAATATTTTGAGTAACTCCGTATTTTTTGAAAATCCTTTCGATAGTCGCCATATCTGATGGACTCATAGGTCTTTCTCCTCTCATTTTAGAGTAATAAGTACTATTGCTTTTCATTGCTAAAAACATCATTACCTCTTTTTTAAAAGATTGGAAAGAATCTCTTTTTAATTGACCTACTCCATTTGAGAAACTTTTGTATTTTTTAAGTTTTAAACTGGCTTCCATATCTGAACTATCTTATATAATTGGTATATTTTTACTACTTTTACTAATTATACCTTGTGTAACTTTGTGCACAGTGGTATTTTGTTTTACAAATATATGTTACATTTTGTAATATACAATACTTTATGTAATATATTTTATGTTACAAAATTATTTTTAATTACAATTAATTGATTATCAATAATATAAAATGAATAAAAAATTAAAAAATAATTCTGGATGGATTAGTTTATTAAGCTTATTGGTTTCGGCGTTCGCAATTGGGTTTAGTTGGCTCAGAGCTGAACCTATGGAAACTGATTGGATGGCCATTTTAGTAGGTGCATTAGCATTATTAACTTCTGTTTTAATAGGTTGGCAGATTTTAAGTATGATAAATTTTAAAACAGAAAAGGATAATCTTTTCAAGGAATCAGAAGAGAAGTTTATTTACAAATATAAAAGTGAAATCTATGATGAAATAATCAAATCTAAACGCAACTTAATAATTGTTAATTATAGTTTATTTAATATATTTTCTCAAAAAAAATACGGTTTTTATGAGCGATTTGTATTCGCAATCGATGTGCTTAGGTCATACAACGATGAACTTTTCGAGATTGTTTTTTATGAACATATAGTTTTAAATTTAATAAAAAACATAGAAACAGAAGGTTTATCTTTTAGGGATAAACGTGAAAAGGAAGAAATAATAGAATTGTTTCAAGTTATTTTAATGACGATAAAAGAGCCAGCGATAAAAATAAGATTAAAAAAAATTGAACAATATTTAAATACTGCAAAAGTCTTAGACGTTTAGTAGTTAGGTAATTTTTCCAAACCAACTCTTTTACATCTAAGAGACTTAACGGATAGATAGACTTCTGTTTTACAGGTAAAGGCATTTCAAGTAATTCAGTAGTAGTGTAGAACTGCAAAGGGTCTCTTTCGTTACTCATAACAAGAATTTTAATTCATACAAATATATGAAAGAAAAAGAAAATACATTACATAATGTAAACGAAATAACAGAAATAAGTAAACGATTTTTACATGTTTTAAAAATAAAAGACTATTCAGGCTATAGACTTGAAAAGGAAAATTCAGGCATAAAGTCATCACAAATTAGTCATATTAAATCTGGGAGAAATCAACCAAGTTCTGAATTAATTGATAGATTACTGTCATTTTTCCCTGATATAAATAGAGTTTGGCTTTTGACAGGAGAGGGCTCAATGTTGAATAATTCTAATGAATATTCAGAGGCAGAAGTTGTTACTAAAAACAAAGTTGAAATACCATACTATAATGTAGATTTTTCTGGTGGCTGGAAATCAGAAAATTTATTTACAACACACCAGCCTTCATTTTTTATCACAAACCCTGAGTTTACAAGAGCTGAATTCGCTTGTAACTTAGTAGGTAATTCAATCTCAAGACGAATTCCTCATAATGCGATCATAGGATTAAAAGAGATCAAAGAATGGAAAGTATATTTTCCTACAAATGAAATATATGCTGTAGTAATGAAGAATGAATTAAGAACAGTCAAGATAGTTAAACGAAGTGCAAACAAAGACTTTTTAACTTTAATTCCAGATCCTTTAGATATTTATAATCAAACAGGATACGAACCAGAAGAAGTTCCAATTGATTTTATTGAAAAATTCTTTCAGGTAGTTGCTTGGGGACAATTTGAAAAATTAGCTATGTAATACGGGAACACGTAAAAATAAAATAACTATTATAAATAAATTGCAAATAAAAAATGACAGGAATTTACATTATATCAATAGTAATATCAATTTTAATATCTTATTATTTAATTTTTTTAGCTGTTAAAAATGCTTTGTCCGGAGAGCTGAAAAAGACGAACGAGCTTTTAACGAAATTAATTTCGGATAATAATAAAGTTGAAGTTAGTGACATATTATTAGAAGATGAAGTTAACAATGAAGATGTTTCTATTTATCCAAAAGGCAAAATATTGTACAAATATTTCACTTTAAGTGGTGTTCACTTATTAATTTTCTCATCTTCTAAAATAAGTTTTCAAAATGGTGATTTAGCTTTCATCGAGAAAGAACCAGCTAAAGACGGAGTTTACAAACTAAGTTTATTTGATTCTATTACTGTAAAAGACGGTAAAGTGGTTAAATAATATGTTTATCGTTAAAGGGAAAATTAAAAGGAATCAATTGTAATTTATACACCAATGAACACTATATTAATATTACTAGGAATAATATTCGGCTGCGGTTTACTTGGCGCGATACTTCAAATTACTTTCGGTGATAAAAGACAAACGAACGCATCTTCTAATATTCAATTAACAAGGAGTCAAAACGATTACAGTGTTCTTAATGAAAATTTCAAACCAAACTCAAAGCAAGACGCAATTAATCGAATTAACTATTTAAAAACTGAACAAAAACAACTTCAATCGACTTTAAATAGACATGAGAAAATAATACAAGAAAGTTTAGATATTATGTATAGTTCTAAAAATTTAGATGTTATAAAAAGAAGATTTGACACTATTTATGAAAACTATACATATATTAAAACGTATCGTGATCAAGGATATGATATTAAGTTTGATTTAGATTTTATTAATAAACTGTGTATTGAGTACAATAAATTGATTTTAGATTTAGCTGAATTTAAAGTAGATGAATTTGAAATAAAATTTAATTCACTTAAAACAGAAAAAGCGAAAGATAATCAAACGAAAAAGATTTATGAGTTAATAGATGAAATAAAGCATTCATTTAAAAATCCTACACAAGAACATCATAACGAAATTAAGCTTCTTAAAAACAAAATCGAAGACATTTATTCCTAATTACAGTTTTCCGTAATTTTATACAACATAAAACACATATATTTAGAAAAATTTATACATTATGAAGAAACTTTTATTTTTAGCAACTTTAATAGCTTCAACTTTTACGTTTGCTCAAGACGATATTAGCGAGTTAACTTATAAAAACACACAAGATATTAATTATTTCAATACCGTAAAAAATGGTACTCAAGTAATTAAATATATAACTGTTAGTGATAATAGTGTTTCTGTTGGCGATACTTTAACATTAGGCACACCTACTTCGGCAGAAACAGCTACAAGAACATATGCTGGTGGTTTTGGTAATGGAGTAAGAGCAGGTGTTGCACAATCAAGAAGCACTTCAAAGAAAACTTATGAGTTTGTGAAAATGGGTAGACCTGCTGGTTTTACTAGTGTAATAGCAACTATGAATGGTGACGCGCAATATATGGCTGACAATTCATTAAAAAACACAACGGTTATTGTTGAAGAAATAAAAACTTACCACAGAGGAAGTAAAAAGAAGCCGTTATATGTAGTTATGGTTTTAGGAGAAATAAATGGTAGAGCTTTTGGAATCAATAAATATCTTAGTGTAATGGATACTGAATTAGCAATCGAATCTGGAGAAATTCTATTAAAAAATATGAAAATGACTAGAGAAGAAGCAATTGAGAAATTGAAAGAAGCTAAAGAGTTAATGGAAATTGACATGATGTCAAAGGATGAATTTGAAGAATTGAAAAAAGAATTAGCTCCACTTATTACCAATAAAAAAGAAGATTAATAGTTAAAATGTAAAAGCGTCGATTGACGCTTTTTGTGATATTTAAACAGCATATCCACTTTTACACTCTTCAGGATATTCAATTTCTAAATTTCTTAAATTCAAACTATTTTTTTTAAAAAGACACATTTGAATTGCCGGCTTGTAGTCTAAATACTGAGCTTTACCATCTTCAAAAGTCATTCTACTTCTATATTCTTCATATTCTTTTTTATGATTAGATATTGAATTAACACCATATACTCTAATCGCTTGATATTTTATATCTGGGATAGATTTTAAAAATTCTACAACTCTTGCAACTTTTGTTTTTTCATTAAACAAATTAAGCTCTTTTAATAATTTAACACATTCATCAAACTCTATCAGATGATCTGTATCCCCAACTAAATCAAAACAAGTTTCATTATCATAATCACAATAAGCTCTACATATTATATATCCATCTTTATGTCTAGTTTTACCCCACCAATGAGCGTTCTCAACGAAAGTATCCCAAAAATAATAACCATCTCCAAGCCAAGTATTTTCCCATTTACATTCAAATGGACCATTCTCTTTAACAAACTCTATATTATTTTTATCTTTTAGAGTCTGAAATAAGGTTTTGTGTTTCACGAATAATTATTTTTCAACTGTTGATTGTCTTAAGGGAGCTTCGAGTTTAGTAAGATTTAATGTTGGTAATATTACAGGAGGAATATTAGCTTGTAACGTTATTGTACTTACAAAAGATCTTACATATGGAAACAAAATTGCAAGTGAATTTCTGTAAAAATAACTAGGAATTTCATCAAAAGAATTTATGTTACTAAATTTAAAAATAGCTATACAGTCTACACTTACAAATGGGGCTGTAAATTCTACACTTTTCGCAATAAACTTAAAATTAAGTTCAAATTCAGATTTATCTTGACGATATATTCCTGATGGTATAAAATCAATTTTTAAATCATTTGAAGAACTTTCAAAATCTATGTTGACTTTATTAAATCTATAATTATCTAGATTAAATGATACGTTATTTTCCATTCTATTTTTTTTATATGCTAAAATAAAAAAAATCCAGAGGTAAACTCTGGATTTGTTAATATTTGGTTCAAATAATTAAATTCCCAATACGAATCTTCAATTTCTAATTTATGAATATTTAGAGATTGTATTAAAAAATCATCCACCCCTATTCCTATATTGTCATACTCCCGGAATAATTCCCAATGATTTATAACTTGATCTTTTGGTGTGACTTCTAAATATAATTTTAAAGATTCTAAAAAACTTTTCATAAAAATAATTTTTTATATAATATCAATTTCAATTATAGCTTTTATTATAAAGCAGATATTGTTTACAAATATACAACTAAGTTAATATAAAAAATGTAAAATAGTGTATTTAAAGGTAAAATAACGTATTTATAAGTAAAAAACTGTAAAATAATTATATAAAATCATTCCCCAAAAACAGCTTCAATAACTTTCAAATGTTCAGCGTCCTGAATTTCGTAAGGAGTAGCACCTTGATAGCCCATCGAAATAGAGTTGTTTGAGTGGCCCATTATATTTTCAATGATCATTGTATTAATCATAAGATTCCCAGCTATAGTTCTAAAAGTGTAACGCATAGTTTTGCTTCTTAATTTATTACTACTAAAAGAAAAATTGTCTTCAATAGATTTATATACCTTATCGTAATATTGCCTTTGCGCTTTATATCTTTCGTATGATTCTGTTGGATCTCGCAAAAATGAAAATATTCTCTCATTTTCCTTTGTTCCAATTTTTTCTATAATTTCTAAAGCTAAAGGATGTAACATATTATCGATTGTTTTTCCGCCGAACTTGTGTCTTACATTTTTTGCACGTTTAAAAACTAAACGATTATTAACAATGCTTGACCATTTTAAAGATGCAATATCTATTAAATCATGTCCACCAATTAAAAATTGAAACTTATGTATTTCTCTTGCTATTTCAGCTCCTGGTCTTACAGGGTATTTTTTAGAATTAACAAATATTAAATCAGAATTAAAATAAGCCTTTAATTCTTCTAATGAATAATCTTTATTTGTTCTTTCCGAAATTGACTTAATATCTATTAAAGAAAAAGGATTTTTATCTTTCACAAACAAATGCTCGTGCTTTTTCGCTTCGTTATATATATGATTATACTTTTCAAAGTAAGTGTTTATTGTCGCATTTGAAAGCTTTTTATTTTTTGAACTCACAGACTCTACTCCTCTTAAATAAAGATCAAGATTATTCACAAAATCATAGTCAATATTATTAATAGGAATATCTAAATCAGGTAGAATAAATTTTTTTAAGTGGTTTATTGCAGTTTGAAATATTTCAATTTTCTCGTTTCGTTTCAATTTTTGATTTAAAAATTTTTCAGCAAATTGTATAAAACCAATTGAAGGTCTTTTCTTTTTTAACTCTGCTAATTTAGATTCAAGAATTTTAATTTCAAGATCAATATCATTATCAGGAACACCATTCTTTAAAACATCTATACAAGAATCAAAATCTAAATTATTCCTTCTGCAATAAATCAATCTTTCATCAATATCATATTGCAATTTTCTAATTTCAGAATCAATCACTAAATCTTTTTCAAGCTGATACTTTTTAGTAAGAATGTATTTATTCTGTTTTTCCTCCTGATTGTAAACTCTTATTTTAATTGGATATCCTTTGTTTGTAATTCTTCTTGTATCAACAATAATAATAGCTGTAATCAT